TACGGATATACCCGTCCAAAAAGGAATATACACCTAGAACGATTCGATGTTACACAAAATATTTCAGATATCAGGGAAAAATTCGGAATAAATCTTATAAATATATAAAGGAATTAGGGGTATGGCAAATTCAAAGTCAACAGAATATGTATTGTCTATTCTTAAAAAGACTTTTAAGAAGGAAAATTTCAAGGTTCTTAGCGGAACAACTAAATCACAAAAAATAAAAATTGAATCAGATGATAGGGATTCTGTATATACTCAAGTTCCAAAAATATTAAAAGAATATTCATTATCATATATCAAAACTGACGATGGTAGTGTTGGGTCTTATGATATCAAATTTGATAGTTTTACGGTAAGGTTATTATTTAAAAACAAATCTGGTGGAATGAGTGAAACAACTTTAAATTCTACAATCACAGAATTAGTTCCATGTATATTATTTATAGATAAGAAAACAAATCTTATAAAAAATAAAACAACTAAAAAAGATTTTCTTAAAGTTATAAAATATCTGAAAGACAACCCGAATTCAAAAGTTTATGTAGGTTCTGATGCAAAGCCTGGTATGGAATTTATTAAAGAAATGTCTGGTTCATCGAAATTTGTAGAGAAAATGATTAATGCTAGAGGGATATTAGATTATTTAGTTAAACTAAATGGGGAACAAGAGATCACAAACCTCTATTGGGCTTATCGCGGTAAACCAACTGGTGTTGTTAATAATCATAAAGGTGATGTTTTTGTAAAATTTAAAAATGGAAAAATGCTAGGTGTTTCACTAAAAGCTGGAACAGGAAAATCAGAAGAACCTAAATTAAATACTTATGTAAATGCAGTACTAGAAAATTTAAATGAAATTCAAGAGATAAAAAAATTAAAGAAAAAGGTTTGGAAAGAAATTCATTCTACATTTGGTTTAAGTGAAAACTGGACGATATCAAAAGATTTACCTGCTATAAAAAAATACAGAGAGGTAACACCACAGAATATTTTAGATGAACAATATAATAAAATGTTAGAAATATGTAGGGCTAGTATTGTTAAAGTATTCAACAAAGATAAAAATTCTACATTAAAATTTATTAAAGAACAAATAATTGCAGAACAAAAAGATGTTCCCTTAGTTGTTGTAAAGGGTCTTAATACTGGAAAGTATACAATATTAAATGAAGAGGATGAGCTAGAAACATTTTTACCAGAAGTAAAAACAGTTTCTTCTTATATAAATCCTTCATCAAAACAAAATTGGCATATAGATTTGATATCAAAAAAATCTAAATTAACATTAAATATGTCAATCAGGACTAATAAATCAAAGCCACATAATAAATTAGCTCAGGGATATAATCTAGCTATCAAGTTTAATAGTTTAACAAAATCATAATTAAAGGAGATACATAATGGCTTTACTAAAAGATAGCAAACCAAAAGATAAATTAAAGAAAGTAACATCTATTGGAGCTTCTAAAAGAAGTATGCCAAAGAACAAACATAAAAGAAGAAGTTGGAAACGATATAGAGGTCAAGGTAGATAAACAAGCTTTATCTGACCCAACCAACAATAGAATTATAACATAGAAAAAACACGAATACAAGGAACAAGTTAAGAAAATGCCAACTAAAATTTATACACAACCATTAAAGACTAATAGCCGAAGATGGACAGACTTGGATTTGGATTTCATAGCTCATCCTGTTACTAAAGATATTATATTCAAAACAGACGTTGAGGCAGTTAAACGATCCGTAAGGAATCTGATTCTCACCAATAGATATGAACGTCCATTCCAACCTGATATAGACGGGGGAGTGACACGGCATCTGTTTCAACTATCTACTCCACATACTAAGCATGACGTTAAGAGTGCAATCGAAACTTGTATAGCAAACTTTGAACCAAGAGCTTCTGTTATTTCTGTTGTTGTTGGTGGTGACTTAGATAAGAATGGTTTCGATGTAACAATAAATTTTAGAGTTGTAAATACTCCAGACCCAGTAACGATAGAATTATTCCTAGAGAGGTTGCGATAATGCCAACATCCAATAAACTAAAAATTACAGATTTAGAATTTGATACAGTCAAAAGTAATCTGAAAACTTTTCTCAAAGCACAAACACAATTTCAGGATTACGATTTTGACGGTAGTGGTATGTCGGTGTTGGTTGACCTGCTTGCGTATAACACTCACTATATGGGTTACTATGCAAATATGCTTGGTAACGAAATGTTCCTAGACTCTTCCTCATTAAGAGAGTCGGTTGTCTCCCATGCAAAACATCTCAATGTCATGCCGACATCAAGACGAGCTGCAAAGGCATCTTTGAATTTTGTTTTCACACCAACTGGCGCACCTCTCTCTTTGACAATTGCAAAGAATACGAAATTCACTACAAGCATTAGTGGTGTTAGTTATACATTCACGACAAACAAAACAACTTCAATTCCTAGAACAACTTTAGGAACTTATACTGCAACTGATGTAGAGATTGTCGAAGGAAAAATTCTAAACAAAGCTTACACAGTAAATGGTGCAGACTCTACACAAAGATTTGTTATTCCCAATGCAAATGTCGATACAACAACCATTACAGTCACCGTTCAAAATTCTTCAACTGATTCAACTGTTACAACTTACAAAGATGGAAATTCCTATGATGTAACAACTATCAAAGGAACTGACAAAGTTTATTTCTTGCAAGAGGTTGAAGGACAGAAATATGAAATCACTTTCGGTGATGGTGCTGTTGGTAAACAGTTAGCTGATGGTAATATTATTTTCATTGAGTATATTGTAACAACTGGAACGGATGCAAACTTAGCATCTACATTCAAAGCTGTTGGTAGTGTTGCTGGTTTAAATTCTGCAAATTATGTTTTGACAACCTATGCAGCTGCAACGGGTGCTAGTGATATTCAAACACTTGAATCAATCCAGTATCAAGCACCTAAGTTATATGCTGCACAGGGAAGAGCTTGTACTAAAGAAGATTACAAAGCAATTGTACTTGATGGAAGACCAGACATCGAATCCATTACAGTAGTACCTGGCGAGGATGCATCACCCGTACAATATGGAAAAGTTTTTATTGCAGTTAAACCTTTAGGCAATAATGTTTTCAGTACTGCATCAAAGGAAGCTATCAAAACTTCTATTTTGAAAAAGTCAAATGTTGTTACAGTACTTCCAGAAATTATTGATCCAGTTTTCTTTTACCTAAAGTTTAGTGTTGATGTTAACTATGATCCTGTTACAAACTTGACAGACGAAGCTACATTGAAAACAAATATAAATACTTCTATTCAGAGTTATCTACAAACGAACTTAGAAAAGTTTGACCAGAAGTTTAGGTATTCACAATTAGTTCAGGCAATAGATAACACTAATAACTCTATCAGAAATAACAGAACAACGGTTAAGTATGAGCAAAGGGTTTCGCCAGAAACTTTGAATACACCTGCAACCTATACTTTGAATTTCAATAATACATTGGAGAAAGGTTCGTTGATATCAACATCCTTTACAGGTACAGACGGAAACACTTATGTACTATGGGATGCTTCAGATGGTTATGTAAGAGCTACAAAGATGGTTAGTGGTGTTGTTGTTGAACCTAAAGAGTATTTGGTTCAGCCAGACGGTGGTACAATACAAGGAACGATTGATAACTCAACAGGTACAGTTAAGTTAAATAGTTTTAGACCGTTGGCAATCACAGATGGAACTACTGGTATATGCGTAACGGTTACACCTTCAGTAAACAATAGTGACATCACCCCATTGCGTGAACAAATCCTAACTTATGATGTTACAGATACAGAAACAATTTCTATTAACATGATAGCGGAAACAGTAATCTAATATGGCACTAGTAACTCCAAACCAACCGATTCATCCTAGCTTTGATGAACGTATAAGTGTAAAGGTCGAAGGGCAACTACCACAGTTTGTCAAAGAAGACCATGCTACATTTGTCGCGTTCCTTGAAGCATATTATGAATACATGGAACAACAGGGAAAACCTTATGAAATAATAGGCAACCTTGACAACTATGTAAACCTTGATAAGACTACAGATGAATTCCTAGATTATTTCAAACAACAATTTGGTAAAGATATTCCAGAAGCTGTTTTTGCAAATGCAAACAAACCATTTGTTCTAAAACATCTCAGAGATTTTTATCGTTCCAAAGGTAGTGAGAAAGCATTCCAATTTCTTTTCCGTTTACTTTATAAAGAAGAGATTTCTTTTTATTATCCCGGCGAAGATATGCTTCGCACTTCTGATGGTAAGTATAACAATAGTAAGATTATAAGAACGGTTGACACAAGTGGTACTGATATGATTTTCGGTATCACAGGTAAAAAGATTAACGGACTTACTTCTGGTGCAGAGGCTGTTGTTGAAATTGTACTGAATGAAAACATTGGTTCGTTTGTTGTATCAACTATTTTTCTTTCTGGTGTTGCTGGTGTATTTGAGAAAGGTGAGAGAGTAAGGGAAGAAGGTAAGTTGTGGTCGTTCACGGTTGGTGGAATGGTTACAGATTACAATATAACAAATCCCGGCAATGGATATTCTGTTGACGATGTTATTCCTGTTGTTGGTGGTGGTAGTTCTGCAGCGGGTGCTCTTGTTAAAGTTAAAGAGTTGACTTCTGGTTCAATATCTTCAGCAACTATTGTTAGTGGTGGAACTGGTTATACTATCGGTGACAAACTTAATTTTAATAATACTGGAACAATGAACATTGATGGAAGGACTGCTAGTATTTTAGTTAGGACTGTCAACAATTCTGGAACTATTACAAGTCTTGAAATTGAAAATCCAGGCCGAGGGTATTATGCATTTCCAATTATTTCTGGTGGTGGAACTGGAACGGGTGCTAATGTTACTTTGGGTGGATATGGTATTGGTGGTATTCAAACATTAAAAATTGCAGAGCAGGGTTTTGGTTTTGTATCTACACCAACATTTAATTTTGCAACGAAGGGTGATGGTTCAGCAACTGGTACAGTTGTAACAAGTGGTTATGAACCATTTTATCAAGCTGGGTTTTTTAGTAATGATGGGTTTTTATCGTCTACTAAATATCTTCAAGACAGTAACTACTATCAGTTATTTTCTTATGTAATATCTTCTGGTCAAAATATTTCTCGCTGGAGAGATACAGTAAAACGTCTGGCACATCCAGCTGGACTAGCATTGTTTGGAAACATCCAACTTATTTCTATGTTGGATTTGTCCATGAAGATCACAGGAATACCACAGAGAAAATACTATACTATTATTTTCCATGATGGTGATATTGTTCCTCCTGTTGTTCTTGACCTCAAGGTTGATACTTGTGAAGGATTAACTGCTCCAACAATTTGTCAAACTTATGAGATTGATTTAGGTATTCAGAAACTTCTGAATATCGGAGGAAAGACTGGCAACGATCAATCAGGATATGAAGATTATAATATGGTTACAGATGCAGTTGAAGCTTCACGTTCAGATGATTATGGTTTGATAACAGATGGAAGTATTTCAGAGTATATTGATTTTGAAAGAAAACAAAGTTCAGTTCGTTCAAGATTACCAGAACCAAATGAGAATAGACCAGCAAATCAAAACTTTACACATCCATTCAATGATGGTCATCATGTAACACAATTAAGACTCGGCCCAATCAGAAGGAATGTCGATAGACATAAGTGGAGAAAATATGATGCAGATACAACAACTCCTGCTTCGTATAGACCTCCAACTGGTTTGGGTGGAATGACTCAAACAATCGGTAATGTTGCTGGACAGATAGGACAGCCTGGTATGCAGATCGGAGATTTGAAGGATGAGCAGATTGTAGATTATGCTTTATTTGGTGGATTGAAAACCAGAAAGGTCAAAGGAACAACCACTACAAGATTTCAGTCTCCAACAGGAGCTCATTTTGACCTGACACAACAGATATCACCTCTACAGGATCAGTTTATGAGGTTTTTTCACGACAGAACAATCAATAATGCATAAAAAGATTTCAAAATAGTAAGAAAAGTATTATAAATATATCAATTAGTAGATAACAAATCTAAAAGGACTAGTAATTATGAGTGCAATAATCAACAATAGTTTTAGAAAATATAACGCAGATAACTTTATTTCGTCTATATCGAGCAATAAAGTTTATTTGATGATCGGAAAGAAGGAGCCGTGGGCGAATGCTGATCTAGGACAATACGTTGAAACTAGCCCTAGTGATATTGATGTTCCCGTTCCAATTGATACAACCGTATCACAATATATCCATTACAACGAAATGATCGCAGCTAAGTTGATTAACTCGACTAGTGTATCCCATGTTCTCAAGAGAGTGGATTGGACATCTGGCACAGTTTATCCAGAATACAACCAATACACCGATGACATTATTGACACAGATTTCTTTGTGTTCACCGATGCATTTCGTGTTTATAAATGTATCAGTAACTATGGTGGAGTACAATCAACTATCCAACCAACAGGAACATCTACAGGTATTATTGAAACATCTGATAACTACCGATGGAAGTTTATGTTTGAAGTTCAACAGTCTGATGTCTTGAAGTTCGTAACGACAGATTGGATTCCAGTTAACTCTCCAGCAAATGCATCAGCACAAGTTGAACAAAAGGCAGTTGAAGATGCAGCTGTTGTTGGTGCATTGGAACACATTGCAATAACATCTGGTGGGGCATTATATAAATCACATACTGCTCAAGGACAGGCAGGAACTTCTACAAGTATTACACTTGCAGCTACTGCTTCTGCAACGGATGATTATTACAATGCTATGACCGTTTATATTTCGGATGGTGTTGGTAGTGGACAGATTAGAACGATTAGTGATTACGATGGAACGACAAAGATAGCAACAGTTTCGTCTGCATGGACAACTAATCCAGATGGTACAAGTGTATATGAAGCAATGCCTGCAATTACATTGACCCCACAAGCAGGTGATACACCTATTGGTACTGGTGCAGTTGCAAGAGTTTCTGGTGTGACCAGCGGAGTAATTACAAAAGTTTCAATGGTAAGTGTAGGAACAAATTATAGATTCTTGACAGCAGTAGTTACAAGTGGAATGGCTTCGGGTGGAACAGCTGCAGTACTTGCTGCAAGAACAAGTCCTCCGGGCGGTCATGGAAAAAATGCTGTATCAGAATTAGGTGGTGCATTTGTAATGTTGAACATTCGTTTGATTGGAAATGAAGGTACTGACTTTCCTATTGACGATGACTTTAGAAAAGTTCATCTTGTAGCAAACCCAACAGCTGGTGGTTCTGCTGCAACAGGTTCAACTTATAACAATACTGAATTAGATCAAGATAGTGGAAACATTATCTATACAGAATTTCGTGGCCCGATTGTTCGAGCATCAGATTCTACAGAAGACATTAAACTTGTTTGTGAATTCTAATCTAAGTTAGATATAAATAATTAAAAAAATAAATCGAAGGTAATTATGTCAAATAACATTTCTATCAATACAAATCAAACACCTTACTTTGATGATTACGATGAAGATAAATCGTTTCATCAGGTTCTTTACAAACCGTCATTGCCGGTTCAGGCTAGAGAACTTTCTACTCAGCAAAGTATTCTAAGAAACCAAATCAAAAGATTTGGCGACCATGTATTTAAAAATGGAAGTAAGGTAACAGGTGGAGAGCTTGTTTTAAATCTTGATTATGAATATGTAAAACTGAAACCTCAATATAATAATGTTGATATAAATGTTACTGCTTTTGCTGGTAAGACTATCACAGGTAGTCAATCAGGAACGAAGGCAATGATTCTTGGTAACTCGGTTGTCGATGCTACAACTGGTGATCCTGATACACTTTATGTGAAATATATTACTGGTGGTGCTACAAGTAATTCGGTTCAAGGTATTAACATGACCAATACTGGTTCTGGATATACCGAACTTCCAACTGTAACCATTACAGGCGGTGGTGGTTCTGGTGCAACAGCAGTGGCCGTTCTTAGTAGTGGTTCAATCATTGCTATTAATATTTCTAATAAAGGTCTTGGTTATACTTCAGCACCTAGTGTTGCAATTTCTGGCGGTGGTGGAACTGGAGCTGTTGCAGTATCAACAATCATAACATCCCCAGCATTTCTAGGTGGTGAAAGAATTGTTGCAACTGACCTAAGTGTTTCTGCAAATGTTGTCGATACTACTCCAACCTATATTCAAACAATCAAAATAACAGCTGGTGGTTCTGGTTATACGGCAGCACCAACTGTTACAGTAGCTGCACCTACAAGTGGTGTGACAGCAACAGCAATTGCAACCATTACTGCTGGAGTTGTTTCATCCGTAACGGTGACTGTTGGTGGTTCGGGTTATACTTCAGCTCCGGTGATTACTATGTCGTTACCCCCTGCCGGTGGTGTTGTAGCAACTGCAAGTTCATACTTGGCAACTCCAACTGGTAAGGGAAGTTCTGCTTCTATTGCAGAAGGTGTATTTTATATCAATGGTAACTTTGTTAAAACACAAGCACAAACTGTTATTCTTGATAAGTATGCAAACATTCCTACATACCGAATTGGTTTATCAGCTGTTGAAACTATAGTTGACTCTGGTGCAGATACTACACTACTTGACAATGCACAGGGTTCTTCAAACTTTGCAGCTCCTGGCGCAGACCGTTTAAAACTTGCATTGACGCTTGGAACAAAAACTCTTGCCTCTGTTGATGATAGTGATTTCTATGAAGTCCTTAGAGTTGAAAACGGAATCAAAACAAAAGATATTAAAGTTCCAATTTATTCTGAATTAGAAAAAACTTTTGCAAGACGAACATTCGATGAGTCTGGAAGTTATACTGTACGCTCTCATAACATTCAACTCAAAGACCATCCATCCGATGCATCGAAGTTTCTTGTACGTCTTGACCCCGGCAAATCATTTGTAGAGGGTTATGAGTTTGAAACAATTGTAACAACTGATATAGTTGTTGATAAAGCTAGAACAACTGTAAACGTCAATAACTTTGATAGGTTGATGCAGTATGGAAATTTTGTTGTTACAAAAAACTACGAAGGAAAATTTGATATATCAAATCATCAGGAAGTTGATTTACATAATGTAACATATACAAGTGTTAATAAAGGAACACCATCCTCGTATGCAGCTAGTAAAATTGGAACTGCAAAAGTAAGAAACATTGATTATGTTTCTGGTACTGGTACAGCTCTGATTATTAATATGTATTTGTATGATATTAAAATCACTAGTGCCTCTTCAACATTTGCAGCGTGTGAGTGTATTCATGTTCCAGTAAGTGCATCAACAACACCTATTGTAACTTCAGCATTTTGTGAGATTGATAATACTGGTAAGGTTGGTGGTACTGCTGGTGGTGATGCTAAGTTGTTTGAGACATCTGATAACACATTGGTTTTCAAACTTCCACAGGATACCATTAATACTATCCGTGATGCTAGTTCAAATGTTGATACAAGTTATACAACTAAAAGAGTATTTGAAAATGTTGCATTTACTGCTGGAGTAGCAACTATTGCAACCGCTGGTGGTTCAGAAACATTTATGGGTTCAGGTGTTTTGAGTGCTACCAATAAAAGAGAGCATTATCTAACAACTGTTAAGACTGCTGGAAACTCTGGTTATTCAGTCAATGCAATTGTTCCTATGGATGGTAGTGGACAAACTGTAACAGTTAATGGCCCAAGTAATACTACGATTACATTTGATTGTAATATTGCTGGTAACTTTACAGCAGACATTATTGCAACAATCAATATTGATACAAAACAAGAAAAATCAAAAACACTTGTATCAAATCATGTAAAGAATTTTACATCTCCAAATACAACTGCTTTGTCTTATGACTTATTAGCAAAGTCTGATATTTGGAAAATCAAAGCAATCTATGATTCAGAAAATGCTGGAAGCAATGCTACCCTTCCTACATTGACCGTGACAAGTACGAATGAAACATTGACGCCAGGTGAGACAATCACAGGTATTCAATCTGGTGCAAAGGGAACGGTTGTTGTTGGAGCTAGTGGAACTACAAGTGTTACATACGTTCCTGTATCTGGAACTTTTATTGCTGAAGATGTTACTGGTGCAACATCTGGATTTACTAAAGCAGTTTCTTCTGTTGCATCTGGTGATACAGATATTACATCAAGATATATTTTAGATAACGGACAGAAAGATAGTTTTTACGATCACGGTAGAGTCCAATTGAAATCTGGTGCAACTGCAGCTTCTGGTAGAATTGCTGTTGTGTTTGATTACTTTACACATTCGGGTACTGGATATCTTTCAGTTGATTCATATACTTCAGCAGTTGGATTTGATAATGTTCCTAAGTTCACGAGCCCAGTAACAGGTGACGAAGTTGAACTAAGAGATTGTGTAGACTTTAGACCTAGACGAGCTGATGACGGAACTGCAATGCAGAATATTGAATTGCCTGTACCAAACACAAACTGGTCAGCTGACTACAGTTATTATCTTCCAAGAGTAGATACAATTTTTGTAAGTAGAGAAAGAAAGTTTGGAAGCAATACAGGTGTTCCATCATTGACCCATGTACCGCCTTCTAGGTTACAGGGTACAATGAACTTGTATACTCTTTATATTCCTGCTTATACATTCAAACCATCGGATGTTAGAACACAATATATTGAGAACAAACGATACACAATGCGAGACATCGGTGCATTGGAAAAACGTATTCATAATTTAGAATATTACACTTCATTATCTTTGCTTGAAAAGGATACTGAAGAGCTTGTTATTAAAGATGGTAATGGCTTGGATAGATTCAAAAATGGTTTCTTGATTGATGGTTTCAATGGGCATAGTGTAGGTAATGTTTTAAGTGATGATTATTTGTGTTCAATTGATTTTGACGAAAAGATTTTGCGTCCACGTTTCAACTCTAACATAACTGATTTAGTTTTGGATGAGAGTGCATCTTCTGGTGTAACAAAGAATGGTGATTTGGTTACATTACCTTATACATCAAAAGCATTTGTAACACAGAAGATTGCAAGTAAAGCAATCAATGTAAATCCATTTGCAGTATTGGCATGGATTGGTCGTGTTGACCTAGAGCCTTCAAGTGATAACTGGATTGATACAAACACCCGTCCAGAGGTAGTTGTAAATATTGGTGGACAGAATGATGCTTGGGAAAATCTAGTTGGTTTAGGTTTTGGTTCACAGTTTGGTGATTGGCAAACATTCGGTACAGGTAGAGAAAGGGTTGTTGCATCTTCAACTACAACTGAACGAGCTGGAAGAGGTTGGCCAATTAGAAGACGGACAACTCAAACGGTTGTACAGGATATTGCACAAACACGAACTGGTATCCGAACTGAAATTACTGGTGTTGATACTGTAAGGAATAGCATTGGTGATAGAATCACAGACGTATCTATTGTTCCTTTTATCAGACCAAGAGATATTACGATTAATGTTACAGGTATGAAACCGAATACAAGATTATATTCTTACTTTGATGGTGAACCTGTTTCTGCTTATGTTACTCCTAGTGGTGGTTCATTGGGTGGTGCAGTATTCACAGATGACGCTGGTTCAGTTGCTAACGTAACATTTTCAATTCCTAATACTGATACATTACGATTCCGAACTGGTGAACGTCAATTCTTATTTACTGATAATACAACTGGTGATTTAGTTTCTGCATCAACGTATGGTGAAGTAACTTACACAGCTCAAGGTTTATTACAGACTAAAGAAAATGTTGTAGTGTCTACAAGAGTACCAAGAGTTGAATCACTTGGACAAGGTAGTGCTACAGAGTTTCGTCAATCTACAAATACTTTTGACCGAGTTAATGTTGGTGGTTGGTTCGATCCATTGGCTGAAACATTTCTGGTTGATGAAGCATTATATCCAGATGGAATTTATTTGACAGACGTTGATTTGTTTTTCAAAGCAAAGGATGACGATGGACTTCCAGTTTCTTGTCAAATCAGAACAACCGTTAATGGTTATCCAGCACCAGTTGTTTTACCATTTTCCGATGTTAGTAAACTACCAGCTGACGTTAATGTGAGTGAGGATGCGAGTGTTGCAACTAAGTTTACATTCCCATCTATCGTTTACCTGCAGCCGGGTGAGTATGCAATTGTCGTATTGAGTAATAGTTTGAAATACGAAGCATGGATTTCTGAATTTGGTGAAAACATTATTGGTACTACTAGAAAGATTTCTGAACAGCCTTATGCAGGTGTATTTTTCAAATCACAAAATGCATCAACATGGAGTCCAGATCAGAATCAGGATTTATCATTTGTATTGAATCGGGCAGAGTTTACAACAGGTACAACTGCCGAGGCAGTATTCAAAGATGCTGGTTCTGCAGCTGAATACAAAGCAGATATTATTCAAATTGTTCCGCAAGAAGCCAAGATGAATCAGACTGCAGCAAACTGGTCAATCAAAATGACGGATCAAGGTACAGGTTTACTTGATACTGATTATACGAATATAGTTGTTAACACAAATTATTATTTAGATACACCTAAGAAGATTACAACTGCAGCTGGTAGTTATGTTGCCAAAGCAACATTGACATCTGGTTCAAGTCACATTAGTCCTATGATTGATATAGGAAGAAACAGTATTATAACAATTGAAAATATTGTTAATAATCTTTCTACGAATGAAAATAATTCTTCTGGTGGTGATGCAACTGCAAGGTATATTACAAGACGGGTAAACTTGAAGGATGGGTTTGATGCTACAAGTTTGAAAATGTTTGTTACTGCAAATCGACAAGCTGGAACATCTATCAAAGTTTACTATAAAGTTTTATCACAGTTTGATGCTGATACATTTGAGGATAGACCGTGGCAGGATATGAAAGAAATAACAAATTCAAATGCGGTTTCTGTTTCTGATAACAGGGATGAATATTTGGAATTAGAATTTGTTCCTGATAATAATGCTGAGTCAACTGACTATATAACCAGTAGTGTTACTTATGATAGTTTCAAAACATTTGCAATTAAAATTGTTATGAACTCTGCAACTACTACAAGAGTTCCATTACTAAAAGATATGAGGGCTATTGCATTAGCATAATTATGAAAACAGTAGATATAGATAATAAAAAACTTATTCGTGATTTAAATTCTAAAGCAGTACTTAGTACAAATATGAACGCATTAGAAAATTATAAAATGGCAAGAGAACAAAAACAAAAAGAAACACAAGAGTTAAAAGAAATGAAAAATGATATTGCAGAACTTAAAGAAATGATCCAAACACTTATAGGAAAACAAAATGGCTAAAGTCGTTCAAAGAAGAAGAGGCACAACCGCAGAGCATTCTAGTTTTGTTGGGCTAGTTGGTGAGATAACTGTTAACACAAGTTTGAAAACAGCTGTTGTCCATGACGGTACAACTGC